CCCGAAGTATCAGTACCAGCAACTAAAATATCGCCTAAGAATGATAACCCGCCACCCTGTACGGCAGACCTAATAAAGAAGTTACTTGCTTTTTTAGGGTTGTCACTATCCCACATGGTTTGGGGGTCATTACCGTTAAGCAACTCTTTTAATTGAACTACCAACCCGCCAAGTAATGTAGTCATCACAAATAATGGGATTGCATATGCTGCCTTACCTTTTAAGCCTTCTTGGGCCATTGTGCGGCTCCCATGACGCATTAAAAAGGCCACAGAGAAAGATTTAAACTGTACAATCCCTCTAAAGATCTCACCTGTAATCGTTCCTCTAGCACCTACATTTATTAGAGTCTTTTCACGAAGCCCTGCTTCAATTACTGCCATGCCCTGCTCATCTAGTAAATGTGCTTGAAGTTGTGAGGCAACTTGATCTTTCACCTGTTTTGGATCACCAAATGAAGTTAGTTTTTCATCTGGAATTTCATAGATAGAACGCGCTGACATGAGTTGATTGCCTTTGCGGTCCACGACTGGTTCAGCCAATTGGAAAACCTGCCATGCTCGCTCATCTAAGCCCGTATTTGAAAGTAATTCACGGTCTTGTACATCTAGGTCATTCCAAGCTTTAGAACGGCTTAAGCGGCCGTATTTCTCCATAAGGAGTTTAGTGAACCCAACTTTTGATGCTGCTGTAAGTGCATTTAGAAAAGATGCTCGCATAACCTGAGTCGCTATCCCACTAGAGATACGAGCCAGTTTTGCAGTCATGCCATGCGTGGAAGTCAATCCATCATCTGACCATCGAGCAATCGATCCCAACATTTCCTCAGTCGCTAATCCTAAACTATGCGCTAGTTCCCGATCTGCTTTATTGGCTGGGTTAAGTTGTCTAATCAACTCTCCAAAAGCCTTACGATATGAAAGACCATGCACATGAGCTGTTTTAGCAATGGTTGCCTGATCAGTAGTCGATGCGATGGTAGTTCCTCCAAGCATAGAGAAAATATTCATTGAGCGATATGAAGTACCTAAATTTGCAAGAACTTGCGACTGTGGCGAGTTACCACCACTGAACTCATCAAACATAGTTTCAATCCGCTTGCGACTACTTTTGGTTTTATTCTCATCAATTCCCTTTTCCCAATCTTTTTTTGCAGCAGCATCCATCAAAATTTTTAAAGCGGTTTTCGGGTTACTGCCAAGGTTTTCGACCAATGCAATATCTTTTGATAAGCCTTTGATATGAGCATTTACCAAGTCTACAAACTGCATGCTGCCATATTTATTCTGATATCTTAACCATGCATCAGCATCCTTAAAATGTAAGATTCGACTTTCAGAATGTCGGTTAGTTACTTTTGAAGTTCCAGCACCTGTTGCTTGTTTGCCAACCTCAATCTTGTTTGCACCATCACTAGATAACGTATCATATGCATATTCAAGCAATGAACGTATTTCTTGCTGTGAGTAGTAATCGCCGTTCTCATGCACAAACATTCTAGTATCTTGATCTGGAAGCACATCACTTACCCATTGCTCCTTCCCAGCCTTAGCAATTTTTTCTAGACCATGAGTCTGAGGCACAACCCAATTTTCTAGTCTTCCAATGTCACCACCGTTGCGGTTGAATCGCTCGCGCATGTCTTCAAAAACTTCACCCATCTTGTCACTGATCTTTTTTGCTAATGCATCACCAGTGTTTTCACCAAAACGCTCTCGGATGATATTTCTTACTAGCTTCGGATCTGTGTAAACCCCCAAGCCTCCTTTAATATTGGTATAGAATTCTGTTAAACGTCCTTCATAGATTGATGATATTGCACGAGCCAGAGAATCAACTGATGTGATACCTGACATATCACCATGCGCGGCAACCATACGATCAATTACTTCCATTGATGAGAGCTTAGGGTGATCAAGCTTAGTGAAATTTTTTGACTGTGTAAGAATGTTATTCGCAGCAATTTTATGTTTGCGTTTTAGTTGTTCTTGAATGTCAATTGCAACTTGCTTAGATGCTTCTGTGAGTTTTTCAGAGTCAGAAAGATTGCGCCATTTATCAATATCTTTGCGTGCCATGTTGCGCATGGCTTCATTGATGCGTGATTCAATTTTTATTGCTTCTTGAGCTGATAGTGATTGCTTGCCAAGCGCTTTAGCTACTGCCTGTTTGCATTGTTCTTTCATTTTCATATTCCTATTTTCTAAAACTTGGAACAACACCAACGTTATCCACCCAATATTATTAATTTAGAACGATATTCATATTCAAAAAATGGGTAAATTTTGAAACAAAAAAGGAGGTTTAAAGCCTCCTATTTACTCATTTATATAAAATCAAAAATTCATAGTGTTCAATGAATTCTCCTATTAACGGGATCTCCCTTACTTATACGTTCTAGAATTTGTTTGACAGAGTCCACTTTCTTTAAAATTAAATTTATTTCAAAACCAAACGAATGCTTGTTCAATAGACGCTTATATTTATTCTCAGGATCGAGATAATACCCCGTAATAATTAAAACATTCGATATATTGTTGATCCAAGCTAATGCTGTCCTTAAAGAGGAGTAATATATATCTTTTGGCTTCACCATAATTAATAGCAACTGATTTAATTCTTCAAGGTCATTTACTATAACTAATAACTGATGAATAAATTGCTTCTGAAAAAGCTGATTAGAATCTAGATAACGAATATCTTCCTGAAATTTTTTCAATTTTTCTGGAATACTTTTACATAGATCAATAGCTCGGTTAATACTGGTCCCTGTAATCGGTTCAAAAAACTTCTTTTTAGATCCCATATGTAATCCTCCTAAGCTATAAGGTAACGATTAATTCGAGGTATTTCTTTTTCTGTTTTATTAGTCAAATGCATCCAAAGTTCAACAAAGGCAGCGCCGTTGTCATATTTCATGACACTTCCACAGATCCATTCTCTGACTGAGGAAGCCCCTGATATTGGCAATACATATGCAATCTTTTCAAGTGTCCAACCCAGATTTTTCAAATCTATAATCATTCTGTTGAAGTCTGGAGCTAAATAGTTTGGCAATCTCTTATTAAAAAAAAGATTTTTAGGTGTTGAGAAGCAGCATAACTCAGCAAATATATTCATAGTTCAGCCCTATCAATTTATCTAATTAGGACTTGGATGAGGCTCATAAAAAATGGGTATATTTTCAATAAAACGCGCGCGTGCGCGAGGGAGACCGTAAAACACTATATTTTTAGTCTTTTACTCCACCTGGTAATCAATGCTTGCTTCAATCATCTTTACCAGTACGGCGTATCCAGGCAGGTCAAATGATACTTTTTAAAAGCATTCCTAAAACGCTCTAATTTTTCGTATTAGTACCTTAAATCTTTTCATGTACCTTTGGTCATTTTTCTTATTAGAATTGCTCAGTGAGGAACTGGCTGCAAAATGGGGCTATAGATTTGGTCATTTTTAGAAATTCTTTAAAAAAATTATAAATCCATATCAAAATCTCAACTTAAAAATCAGTCTTATGGATCCTCAAAAAGTTAAATTTTGATTCTTAAAAGACTGATAGATTCCTTGATAGGTTCTTTGATAGGTTCTGCATCCCAAAATTGGGTTGATTCTACATCCCATTATTGGGAGCATTCAAA